GACTTTATTCTTATGGAGATAAAGATAAACTATTTAGTGAAACAATGGCAGCAGCTAAAGGTGAAAATAATCCTCTTGAGAAATTAGCCAACGCCACAGGGAAGTTCAATATCTTTGCGGCGGGTGAGTATGTAAATTTAAAAGACAACATTACACAGCTTAAGGCGTTAGGTGCTTCAGAAGAGCAGCTAACTTCAGCTACAGCAGCCGTAGAAGCTAAGAAAAAAGCAGAGCTTGGTGATAATCCCGGATTTTTAGCAAAAGCTATTTTGTCGTTAGGTTCCTCTGGTAGACAAGCAGCCCGAATAGCAGAAGCATTCCCTGTAGACACCTCAACATTCTCACCACGCCCGGATAAAGATAGGTCGTATACGCCCAATAGAAAGGGCCAAACAGAAGGCGAAGCAAACACAGAAGCTTTCCGAAAAGCAGGAGGTGGCTCTCAGGTTGGCGGAAGAGGTGGCGATAACACAGCAGGTAGTGGCACTGGTCAAGGGTTCATTGACCGTAGTACTGCTGGCGGTAATAGTCAGGCAGACAAAGATCGCGCTATGGGAGGAAATAGTACTAACCCTAGAACTAAGAGTAAGAACTATGATAGCAAAAATAGATACATTGGTCCTAAGGGCACGTATAAAGGCGGCTTGATGAAGAAATAACTATACTACTCCGACAACAACAATAAGGCTACCCAGCTAAGGCTGGCCCCACATAAAGGAACTACTATGGCAGAACTACAAGCAGTGGAAACTCCACGCTCAGCAGGATTCGTTGATCCTAATTTCAGTAACGCAAACAAGCGCCGCATCCAAGAGCAGGAAGAAGAGCTTAAAGAATTGATGGGTGAGGAAGAAGAAGAAGATCTTCCCATAGCCGCTAAGTCTAAGGACGCTGAAGAGGGGGATGAGAAACTCTCAAGTGAAGAGAAGACCTACAAGAAACGTTACAGTGACTTACGTAGCCACCAGAACAAACAAGCTGAAGAGCTTAAGGCTATCAAGGCTCAGCTAGATAATGCACAAGAGCGTGGCGACATTCGCCCTCCTAAGTCTGATGAAGACATAGAAGCATGGTCACGTGAGTATCCTGATGTAGCTGCTATTGTAGAACGTATTGCAGAGAAGAAAGCACAAGAGAAGTTTTCTGGTGCAGAAAGTCGCTTACAAGAGATTGACCGCATTAGTGCTGAGTCTGACCGCAATAGGATGGAAGAAGAGATTAGGGCTATGCACCCTGACTTTGATGAATTACGTTCTAGTGATGGCTTCCATGACTGGGCAGGAGAACAACCTAAGTGGGTACAGAATGCTCTATATGAGAATGCTGAAGACCCCGCCTCTGTTACTCGTGTAATTGATTTATACAAAGTAGACAAAGGTTTAGATACTAAAACTAGAAAGAAGACATCCAAGTCTGCAGCCTCTGCTGTTGTAACTAAGCGTACAACTAGGCCAGATCAAAGTGATTCTTCTGGTAACTTCTCTGAGTCGCAAGTACATAAGATGACTGCTGCTCAGTATGATAAACAATCAGATGCTATTATGGAAGCAATCCGTTCTGGAAAGTTTGACTACGATATGACAGGCGGAGCACGATAATAGTAAATAAGGCATTGACATCTATAGTGTACCTAGTATAACTATAGGTGTCTCTACATTAAGTGTAAGCCTCTCGTAAGAAAGACTACCTTGCACTTAAGACAACACTACCTCGCTAAGTCTAAACACACCAATTATATAAGACCCACCTAAATAAGTATAGGCCCGTATAACCTGAGTTACATAACTGATCCTTATGACTCACACTTATATGCACCCTAAAAAGTCCAGCCTCTTATCGGTTAGTTTAGCTTATTAATCATAAGCCAAACACCTAATGGAGGATTTATCCCATGGCTTTTACAACCGCAACAGGTTACGGCAATTTACCAAATGGTAACTTTAGCCCCGTAATCTATTCTAAAAAAGTACAGCTTGCTTTCCGCAAGAGCACAGTAGCTGGCGACATTACTAACTCCGACTACATGGGAGAAATCGCCAGTCAGGGAGATACCGTAAAAATTATCAAAGAACCTGAAATTTCTGTCTCGCAGTATGCACGTGGTACAAATGTCACAGCACAAGATTTAGAGGATGCTGATTTTTCCTTAGTCATTGATAAGGCTAACTATTTTGCCTTTAAGATGGACGATATTGAAGAGGCACACAGCCACGTCAATTTCATGGATCTTGCAACTAACCGTGCTGCCTATCGTTTGGCTGACAACCATGACCAAGAAGTTCTTGGCTACATGGCTGGCTACGCACAAGCTGCTAACCACAGCAAAGCTAGTGCTCTGAACACAGCTGTTAATGGTACTAAGGCTGTATCAACTGCAGGTGCGAATGAGTTACTATCCTCAATGCAGCTCCATAAAGGCGACTTTGGTAACATCACTACTGCCTCTGCTGGCACTCACTCAATTCCTGTGACTGCACGTATGCCCGGTGCTACTTCCTTGCCAACAGCTACTGTTTCTCCTGCTATGATTATCTCACGCATGAAGCGTTTGCTTGATCAGCAACAGGTAGACTCACAAGGTAGATGGCTTGTAGTCGATCCAGTATTCATGGAAATCCTCGCTGATGAAGATTCCCGCTTTATGAATGCTGACTTTGGTGAATCAGGTGGGTTGCGTAATGGCTTGTCCCTTAACAACTTCCACGGCTTCCGTGTATACTCCTCATCCAATTTGCCAGCACTAGGCACAGGATCAGGTACATCAGGTACAGCTAATCAGCTGACTAACTTTGGTGTTATCATAGCTGGCCATGATTCTGCTGTAGCAACTGCTGAGCAAATCAACAAGACAGAAACATATCGTGACCCTGACAGCTTTGCTGACATTGTTCGTGGTATGCATTTATACGGTAGGAAGATTCTTCGTCCTGAAGCAATCGTAACTGCTCGTTATAACGCAGCATAGGGGAGATATAAACTATGGCTACTTTTGACATGACTTCCATTGATACCGCTGGTGTAGGAGCAAACGTTCTTGCTGTTCCTACAGTTGTTGGTAACAATGTCCGCACTATTGAAGCAATCTTAGATATTGATGCTATGATTGCTGCAGGTGCTACCATTGCTAATGGTGACATTTTCCAACTACTTGAAATCCCTTCTGAATCAGTAATGCTTGCTGGTGGTGCGGAAATCATGAAGTCCTTTACTGCAAGTTGTACTTGTAATATTGACTTTGCTGGTGGAGATGACATTGTTGACGGTGCTGCACTTGATGCTGCTGCTGGTACATACCTTGCAAAAGGTACTGACGGTGAAGCTAACATTGTAAATACAGGTGCTGCATCTACTTATGCGGCTGCTGCGTTAGCTCTTGTTGGTGCTGCAGATACCATTGATGTTGTTATTGCTGGTGCTGCTGCTGCTACTGGACGCCTTCGTGTCTATGCAGTAATTGCAGATATTTCGGCTGCTCACACTGAGGCTGGTGAAGCCCAACGTGATCTGCTGTAATATAATATATACTTTTGGGGCTGGCTATATGCTGGCCCCTTTAGTGCATCTTGAGGAAACATAATGGCTCTTACATTTCTTTCATTAACCAACGATGTTATTTCCCGTATGAACGAAGTACAACTTACTTCTAGTAATTTTACGGATGCTAGGGGTGTACAGATTCAATGTAAGAATGCTGTTAATGAAGCTATCAGATACATTAATCAGAAAGAGTTTGGTTATCCCTTTAATCATGCTACAGAAACCGCTACATTAGTTCCCGGCACAGTAAGATACACTTTACCTACTAGTGCTAAACACATTGATTACAATACTGCTAGGATTAAAAAGAATACTGATCTTAATGTTTCTGGCACTAACTTAGTTAAACTAGATTACAACGAATACATCAGTAAAGAATTTGCTAACCAAGAAGATGATATTGTTTCAACTACTTTAAATGGCTCACACTCTAGTTCTGTTACAACACTAACCCTTACATCTACTACAGGGTTTGCTGCATCAGGCACAGTACATATTGCTGGTGAGCAAGTTATCTATTCTGCAATATCTGGCAATGACCTCACAGGCTGTACTAGGGGTGCTAGTGGCACTACTGCAGCAACGCATAGTAGTGGGGTAAAGGTAGCTCAGTTTGATAACGGTAGTGTGCCACAG